CCATATAAACAGCTTTATTTTGTATCAACCCTACCACACACGTCATTGAGTATCCCGCTTTCCTTCAATTTTGCCACTATTTCATCGGCATAGTCCGCGATAATTCCCATGTGTTTTTGTGCGCCAGGCCAGTGCGCGCGCAGTCGATTAAATGTATCATCCCATTCGGCTTCTGATTTTCCTGATGCATGATCGTGCTTCAGAATAACATCGGAAAGCAAATATAGCGTGTTTGTTAATTGGCCGACGCGCATCCATACGACATCAATATAGTCAACGGCAAATAGCGGGCACATAAACGGGCGACCTGTCGCACGTACAAATTTTTCCGAAACAAAAAGATTAACGCACAATAAATTGCCCCATGAAAATTTATCGAAACAATAATAAATCCCTATGCCATTCGTCTTATTAGCAATATCGAGAATGCGCGTATCATAGCCCTTTGTCTCCCAATGCATATCGTCGCCCATCATGGAAACAAGACAGCTATCGGACTTGAATCGCGTCGCGTTGTACATATGATTGAAATAGCGGGCAAGGTGCGGGCGGACAAGATAGGTGGTTATTATGTGGTGCTCGCATGGGATTTTTCTTTTAGCGAGCCAATCGAGGGTCTCATGGTCGTCGTGATTGACCAGGATCGTCATGCAGATATTATCAATATTATCCGCATATTCAATGCAGGAATTTACGAGCCTCGGCATTTTCCCGATTTTTACACGCATGTAAGTCGGGAACATTAAATTTATTTTATTATACTCCACTCCACAGCCCTCTTAGAGTTTAATTTTCTGATTTACCCCTTAGATAACCGACATCTTCTTTGATGCCTGTTAATAAATAAATTTGTTCATCGAGTCGCGTATGTATTCTATCAAATTTCAAATCACATTTAATCACGCGCGCTTCAAAATCAACTTTACTCACCTTCCCGTTGCCGTTTGTTTTCCCGTGCCCTATTTTATAATATAATCCAGCGATGCCTATGAAAACAAGAATAGCGGATTCCGTCCATATAACTATTTCGGCGGTCATTTGGAGAACTCCCTGTATGCCATTAATATGGCTCTGCGAAAAAGCTGCATCCCCCGCGTAGCCCATCGCGCGCGCACATGCAGTCTTTTTGGAAATATCTTTGTATGCGCCTTTCTGAAATGAGAGCGAACGCGAACAAGACCGCCCTTTGCAAGCCCGATGCTTATTTTTTTAAATCGCCTTTTCGCTCCCGATTTCGTATATCCTTTTGCTGTGCGCCGAAAATAATTTCTTACAGAATGGCTCGGTATCTGTGCTTTTCCATATTCATGCGGTCGTGCATATTTTGTCCGTGTCGCAACGCTGAGAACAATATCCGTATCCAAGCTTCCTTCCACGCGCCTAAACCATGATTTTGCAAGATTCCCCGTTATGCGATTTAGACCTGGCCTGCCGGTCATTTGATGCAGATTAATGTCGCTGATAAAATTTAATCCGGCTACCCCAATATTGCGCTTTAGGCTAACCCCAACGGCCTTTTTTTTTCTTATAAAAGCACGTATGACCTTTTCCGTGTCGATTTTAACGCTCATCATACGATAATTGGCCTGCGATATGTGGCAAGCATATTTTTGACCTCCGGCTGCAACTCGCCTTCAATTATCGCCGGATTACGCCGTACCGTCCCCTCTGGACTTGTCGTGCTGTTCTCAAAATCCATTTTGTGTTTCCACATATAGCGGATTTGCATTTCGCAAGCACGTGCAATATCAGGATATGCCTCTGCAAGTGATTGCACGGTAATGCTTGATATTACAGCAGTCCCGTCCGACGCGCCCTTTGTGCCCTCCGTATCCTGTTCTGTGATTGTTTCACCTGCAATAAATATGCCGTATAGATTCGCTATCACAATGCTTGTAGCGGTCGAAGATACGACCTTGCCCATAGCTCCAGACGTAGACCCCTCCACGTATTTATCCGCCGTCCATGTGCCTGAAACGCTTCCTATGGCAAACGTAGAGCGAACGCCATGAGCAGCAAGACCGCCTGTGTAAATAATGCGGAGACCCTTTAGCGCAATATGTCCTATTGGCGCATCAAGAACAATTGATCGGGAGTCAACGCCGACATATGAATTACTGACCGCGGCTTCTGAGCCGTCATATTCTCCAGTTGAATCCTCGTAAACCGATGTTAGGGTCGTAACGGGATAGGCATTGACGAAATATCGTAGCCGGCCATATGTGGTGTCGAAATATTCCGTATATGACGTTAATTCGACCGACCTTGCAAGATATTTCTCTATTCGTGCCGAAATTGTAGTAAGCCAGCCGAGAAGCTCTGAATCATTTGCCGTGCCTTCAGTTAATGCGCTTCTCGAACCGGATTCAACGGCGCTGATATATATCTTGAGCCGGTCAAGGGAAGATAATAACATGATAAGCAGCCCTCAAAAGAGAGCGGGCGCGGTTAAACGCCCGCCCCCGGATTTTTACACGTCGAAATCTTCGCTGTTCGTCTGCGGACTTTCCTTCGGTTTCGCAAGGCAGTAATCCGCACCGAATATCGCGCTTGCTGTTGCCGATGTCTTTACGCACTTCAGATACACATAGCGCTCGGTATCGCGCACGACAATGGCGCCCTTACGCACGGTGTTCTGGGTCGAATTTTGAACAACGGTAAAAGAAGCTCCTGAAATCGCAGCCGAACCCGTCGCGCCCGCTGCCGCCGTATCCGTTGCGCTTTCCGTTACGGTAAATGTCAATGTCGCCGGCGCCGTAATCGGGCCCGGATTGATGACAAATACGATTTCATTGAAATTCTGCGTGTCGATCCCAAGCCCGCCCGTTGCTGTGCTGCCATTATACAACGTCCCGGAGGTTGTCATATTCCGGCTCTTATATGCAATGCCGAACAGGGAATCTTCAATACGTTTCGCAGGCATAAATCACCTCTATTTCAAAAATAATAGCCCTCTATATTTATAAAACACCATGCAAACTACCAGTTTGCAGGCGTGCATTCCGCATCTGCGATTACCGTGAAAGCAGCAGCCTGCTTGATATTTACATCGCACTCCTGATTGATGCACAGCCAGACCTGATTCTGCAAAAATGCGGAATTGGTTGAATATGCAGTCGTATCAGAGGCCTTAAGCTGCACGCCGCCCCACATCGCCAGAATAAGCTGCGTCCAGTCGCCCAGGATAACGCGCGAACACGTGCTTGACGAACCCTTTGTAAGTGTCGCCAGCAAACTTGTCGTTACGCGGAACGGAACGCCGATCATATCTTCCATCATCTGATTGGAAATCATCGGAGGCGCAAAAACATACTGCCCGCCGGTATCGCCGGAATACTGCGCTATGCGCTCGCGCTTCATTCCTGACAGAACGATAGGCCGCATGATAAGCCCCATTTTCGAACCGATCCCGCCGTAATTCGCTTCCTCGATATTCGCCTTCATTTCCTCGGCTTTACCGATTGTGAAGCGCCCGCCGTTTGTCCCGATTGCCGCAGTTGTCGTAAGCCCCGGCGTATTAACTATGCCGCGAGGCTGCGAAGCTGAGCCTGAACCGCGAATTATCGCAGTATGCCATGCAATTGCAATAGCATTTGCAAGTTCTTGCCGTATGATAGGCTCCGCCACTCCGGGCGCCTGCATAAGCAATCGCTGCGATACCTTTGAGTATCCGGCAACGCGCTTCGGGTCAAGCTTAATTTCGCCGAATGTCGCTTCCGATTCCGTCGGCACTTCATTTTCCCCAACCCAGTATCCCGTCGGCCTGCCGGTAGTTTTCGGTATCGAAACATTACCGACAAGATTTCGGTACACGGTCGGGCCGAGCGCAAAAATCGGCATCGCCTCAAGCGCAAGCGGTATCACGTTGTCATCAAGCTCTTCGGGCACAAGCACTCCGCCGGTCGAACCGTCCGTTGCCGTATTTGCGGCTTTCTCTGCGGCATCAAGCACTTCTTTTTCGTGCTCTGCGCCTTTCCACGGATCGGACTTGTTTTGCGCCTGGAGCAAAAGACCGCGATAGGCATTCGCAAAAAAGAATTTCTGCTTGCCGTGATCTTCTGATCCCGGGACGGATACGCGACGCTGCCGCAACTGTTCCTCGATGGCAGCAAAGCGCTCATCCATTTTTTTGTTAAACTCGTTGACCTTGCCCTCAATTTCCTCTGCCTTTTTTCCGAGCGCATCGCCCTGTTCTTTGATTTTGCCCGATGCTTCGGATTTCATGTCCTCAAATAATTTTTTGATTTCGTCAATCGCGGCCATTTTGTCCTCCTCTTAGCCCCCATTACCAATTGAAGCAACAGTGGCTCGCAGGCTTTCCCCGGCATTCAGAATGTCTTTATAAAGGTCGTTTTCGCCGCCGGGCAATCCGGTATCAGGCACGCATCCTTTCAAGGCATCCACGAGAATGTCGAGTTTGTCTACGAGCAATGTCGCTTTATTTATCAATACGTTAATCGATTCCTGAGATTCCGCCGACAATTCAACAATTACCGGCTCTGCGGCTACAGGCGACACTTCGGCCTGTTCTCCGGCGCCATTGTCAGGCGCTTCCGGCTCTGCATCTTTTGCCGCCGGCTCAAATTTAATGAAGGAAATGCTGTTATCTTTCAGCCATTTCTTTGCCTGCTCTACCGTCCAGTCTTTTGTCGGAAAGCGTATTGCCTGCGGGACTGGATTATCCGCCGGCTTATCTGCGGATTTGAGCTTGCCCCATATTACTGCGGCTGTTGCGGGAACCTTTTTTGTTCCGTAAATAGTGCCGTCTTTTTTCCTGCGGAATGTATCGGGATTGAATAGCCCAGGCGACCTCAACCGCGCAGCATGCTCGTTCGGATACGGCTTTTCGGTTAATTCATCATTAACCATTTCAAAATTGTCATCGGCTATTATCTTTTCGCCATATTGATCTTCCTCAAGAATATCCGTGATTTTCGATGCGGTCTCTTCGCTGTAAATACTGAGAATATCGCGCGCGGCATCAAGAGAATAAATGTCCTTCTGCCGTATATCTCCGAACGAGAGCGCATTAGGATTTGCAGGAACCGGGCAAACAGAAAACTCGACAAGCTCCCATTTCAGAAAGATGACGCCATATTTGCCCATTTGAAGCTTTGCGCGTTTTTTATCGTCAGGCTCTTCGATTTCTTTCGGGATAAATCCGATTGAACCGGCTTTGAGTATCCCTGCCGCCGCCATGCGGAAAGCAGTATCGGATATGCCTGTCGGGTCAAGGTCGTTATCCATGAAAAACAGCCAGCCGATTGTCGCCGTGCCCTCGCGCCAGATTTTAATGACTGCGCCGATAGGAAATGCACGCGAATTATGGAAGGCCAGCAAAACGGGATTCTTTTTGTATTCCGAAAAATCTCCGCCTTTTGCTTCAACGATGTCGCCGTAGCGGTCAACCGTTTCATCAGTCATTGTGCGCTCAAGGATTCTGTTCTCCATGCCAGACTTGTATTCGATTTTTGCAGCTTTGAAAAGTTTTATCGCTTCATCGACGGGAACGGATACGCGCTTGCTGACATTGGTAACAAATACGCGCTCCTGCGGCTCTGTAGATTTTTTTCCTATGACTTGCTTTATATCGTCAGTGCCGAACTGTGAGCGAATGACCTCTGCGATTGCGTCCATAATTTTTTTCCTCCACAATAAAAAAGCCTCGATGATTCACGGTAATACCGTAAATGACCGAGGCTTGATTTTTGCTTGTCGGTGTGTTATACTATTTGTTCTTTTACATTTCTTTCCACCAAATAGATAATGCCGTTTTTACAATGCAATTTAATTTCACCCGTATAACCTTCGGATAAAATACGCCGCAACTTTGCAGACACAATATGAATAGTTGCGGAGAGTTCTGCTTCCGTGGGCTTTAGCATTCTAATCTAAATATAGCGTTAAAACAAATTTTTGTCAATATTTATTTTTTTGGGGAGGTTTCTGTAATGCAAACGGCGCCCTGGTTTGCACCGGAGCGCCGATTGATTTCCTTGTCTTGTCTTGTCTTGCCAAGCCTTGCCCAGCCCCGCCCAGCCCCGCCCAGCCGAGCCCCGCCGAGCCTGGCCCTGCCTCGCCGAGTCCCGCCGCGCCAGGCCAAGCCCCGCCTCGATTATTTCTTATCCCACTTTTTGCTCTGGCCCTTCGGGCCCGCCTTCGG